ATAGCAATATAGGCATTAATCGAATTAGTTCACTGCTAAATGAGCCGGGATGTACATTTGCATTGTGCATTGGACGCAAGCGACTTGTAAAGCGAAAAGAATTTGAACGATACATAGAAAAGGCAAATGAAATATAAACATTGATATATGAGCTATTATGTAGTAATATATGCATTGCTATGCAGTAGCTCTTTTTTTTGAAAGGAGCTAATATGGGAAAAGATTTAAAAGGAAAGGAGTTAGGCACAGGTATTTCACAAAGGAAAGACGGAAAATACTGTGCTAGATATTTTGACAGATTCGGCAACCGTAAGAGCATTTATAATTCTAAACTATCAGATTTAAAAAAAGATTATGCAGTCGCAGTCGCCAAAAATCAAACTTACACAAGCGTTAGAGACAACATTAAGCTTGACGCATGGTTTGAACGCTGGGTTGACGTGTACAAGAGAAAGAGTGTACGCCCCAATACGCTTAGGGAATACACTCACGTTTACAATAAGAATATATCACCTTTTTTAGGAAATCGCAACATAAATTCGCTGGTTAAAAGTGATGTTCAGCAGCTAATTGATATCACTAGTGACAACGGCTATGGTTATGAGCGCCAAAACGAGATTAAAGTTATCTTGTCCGATATGTTTTCAAGAGCAATGGAAGATGAATTGATGATTAAGAATCCGACGAAAGGCGTAAAGCTAAGAGCTAAAAAAGAAATTACTGCCAGAGCACTGGCGCTTGAAGAACAGGAAACATTCTTTGAATGTTGCGCCGGTACGTTCTATGACAATCTTTTCAATGTCGCTGTGAACACAGGACTAAGGCCGGGCGAGTTGTTTGCTCTAAGCGAAAAAGATATTGATTTTGAAAACAAACTTATAAATGTGTCCAAGACACTAGTATATCAAAAATATCTTGATGATGAATGTAAGGAGTTTCATTTAGAAGAGCCTAAAACGGAGCAAAGTAATAGGAAAGTGCCTATGAACAGCTTGTGCAGGAAATATCTTGAACGGCAAATCAGGCAAAAATACGTTGTAAAAAATAAACAGCCAAAAGAGCAAAACGATTATTTGTTTACAACCAAGTTTAATACGCCACTTAATTCACAAATTTACATTGACGCAATTAAGGCAATTATTGATATGATTAACATATCAAAGCCGCGTGATGAAGAATTGGAATATTTCAGTGGACACACATTAAGACACACGTTCGCTACAAGGTGCTTTGAAGCTGGGGTGTCACCGAAAGTTGTTCAATCATATTTGGGACATGCAACATTACAGATGACGATGGATTTGTATACTCACGTCATGCCGCAAAAAGCAAGTGATGACATCGAAAGAATCGTCAAGAATGACAATAAGGTTGTCGATTTTGTGAAAAGCGCGGTGTAAATGTGGCGTAAATGTACACCATTGTAAATTTAAAAAAATGTAGTATTTATGTGGGTTTAGAGGTAAAAAATATATAATATCTTAGAAACTTATTATGTGTACCAGGTGACACCGTATATACTGTAAGAAATAGCGCAGAAATGGGCGGTTTTAGGGCATTTAGGCAGTATGTAGCTTATTATCATATTATATATATTTCTTTATATTTCTATGTATTTCTATGCGAAAATGGTGTAAAAATGGTGTACGAAAAATTCTGTGGCGTACGCTGAAAAATAACTTAATATAGAGCTATTGCGTGGCACGAATATGAGAAGAACTTGACAATGTTCTTCTCTTTTTTTGTGCCAAAATATAAGCAAAAGGAGGGATAACAGATGTTGTCAGACAAAGTGAAAGAAAAGCTTTTTGCAAAGAAAGAAATACAACAGCTTGACCTGATGACGGTATCTCTTGTCATTAGTGCGATTGATGAAGCAATGGAGGAGGTAGACCAAGAAGATGCAGCTAAACAATCCTCAATATATGAACAGCGTGTATAACCCACAAGGGTTTTATCCACAGCAGTACGGCAATTATGCACCATATCAACAGATACAGCAACAGAGGTTTCAGCCACAAGAGCAATATCCAGCAATGCAAAATCAGCAGGCAATAGGGCTTAATGGACGTATTGTGCAAGTGGTCGAAAATATCAACGCCAACGAGGTCCCTATGGATGGCAGTATGGCATTTTTTCCAAAGCAGGACTTGTCAGAGATATATGTCAAGGGTTGGAACGCTGACGGAACGATTAAGACGATTGTGTATAAGCCCCAAATAGACAATAAATCTGTGCAAGCGGTAAATACTTCACTTGATACAGAAAAACTCAAGATTGACCTATCAGAGCAAGTCACAGCGGGCATTATGCAACGCTTTGATGACTTATCAGCCAAGATTGAGCAGTTGGAAAACAAGGTAGCTTTAGGAACGCAAAGAAAGACTTCACAATCGCAAAGTAAAAAGGAGAGTGACGAGGCATGACCAACCCAATGCAATTAATTCAAATGATGCGTGGCGGCAATCCACAGCAGCTTTTACAGCGAATGATGGGAAATAGTCAGATTATGAGTAATCCTATGGCAAAAAATGCTATGCAAATGGCACAAAAAGGAGACACCAAGGGAATAGAGCAGATGGCAAGAAATTTATGCAAAGAAAAAGGCTTAAATGCCGACGATATGATGAAACAATTAAAAAACAACTTTGGAATGTAGCATATTAGAGGAATACCCGGGAACCTCTTTATGAATAAATTAAACAGGAGGACAAAATATGTTCAACTCAAATTGTGCATCGGTTCCGTTAGTCGCCAATATTGACGGAAACAATAATAATGGCTGGGGAGCTGACGGCGGATGGCTTTGGTTTATAGTCGTTATCTTTGCAATTTTTGGCGGCTGGGGCGGTGGCTTCGGCGGCTGGGGCAACAATGGCGGCGGTGCTATGCAGGGCTACGCTACGCAAGCAGATATTCAGCGCGGATTTGATAATCAGGCGGTTATCTCAAAGCTTGACGGATTATCAAACGGCTTATGTGATGGCTTCTACGCTATGAATAACAGTATGCTTACCGGCTTCAATGGTATTAACACAAATATCATGCAGACCGGCTATGGCATTCAGCAGGCTATTAACGCTGATACAGTCGCTAATATGCAGAATACCAATGCTTTACAGGCACAGCTTGCTAACTGCTGCTGCGAGACGAGAGAAGCCATCCAAGGTGTAAATTACAACATGGCTACTAACACCTGTGCTTTACAGAACACAATGAATAATAATACAAGAGATATTATTGACAGCCAGCAGGCAGGAACGAGGGCAATCCTTGACTTCCTGACAAATGACAAGATTGCAACCTTACAGGCAGAGAATAACGATTTAAGAAGAGCTGCTTCACAGGATAGACAGAACGCACTTCTGACTTCTGCCATGAGTGCACAGACAAATCAGATTATTGATGCAGTAAGACCTACACCGGTCCCTTCATTCCCAGCTTCTAACCTTTATGGTTATGCATACGGCTGTGGCTGCAATACCGGCTGTAATTGCTAAAAAAATGAATAATTGAGTATCTTAATTGAGTTTAACTCAATCATGTCTGCTATGCAGTATTACTTACAATCAAAGGGCAGACTATAATGTTTGCCCTTTTGCACATTGAAAACAGAATATTAAGTTGATGGATTTTTAAAGTTGTGGTACAATTTTCAAAAAAGAAAGGAGTGCCAAAATGGTTATTTTCAGACAACACAGAGGTGGATTAGCTGAATCCCTAGAAACGGCAAGGGAATTTGAAAACTTTGATGATATGAAAAAATACATATATCAAATTCACAAAGACTTTTGCCAAAAGACAGGAGTAGAAAATGCACCATTTGAAATATCAGACATTGTAATTGACCATACTTCAAAAGCAGAAGATGCGAGAACGAATTGGCATGATACAATGTATGTTTGTGTTAAACGATACGGAGATGAAGATTATATTGAAAAATACGGAACTCCGCAATGCATAGGAATGTGTGCTACAGACTACAAAAAATAAATAATGGATTTTCAAACCATCAACTAATATTCAGTTGGTGGTTTTTTATTTTATGAAAGAGAGGTAAGGATAATGGAAGTAACAGGAATTGCATTACAAACCGTTGCCGCTGGAGAAGATGTTGCATTTACAGAAACACCGGTATGCGGTAGCAAATGTATAGTCCACAGACAGGGAAGTGGAATTATCAAGTTAAGAGGCATTACAAATCAGTGCAAGGCAAGATTTTTAGTATCATATTCTGGTAACATTCAGATACCGACAGGCGGTACAGTAGGCGAGATTTCTCTTGCAATCGCAGTTGATGGAGAGCCTTTACAGTCAACAAAGATGATAGTCACTCCGGCAGCAGTTTCAAATTTATTTAACGTATCAGCTCAGGCATACGTTGATGTGCCTTGTGGCTGTTGCAGTACAGTAGCAGTGCAGAATACATCTACGCAGGCTATCGAAGTGCAGAACAGTAACTTAATAGCAATAAGGGAGGCTTGACGCAATATGCATATCGAAAGAATACACAGAATGATTGAATGTCTTACCGAAAAGACACTGTCCGAACTTGACAAAGGCATTGAAAACGTAAATGTTGAGGAAATGTCTGAAGCCGTTGATATGATTAAGAATTTATGCGAAGCGGAATATCGCGCGGTTATTGTAAAGTCAATGAAAGAAGCAGATGAGGAAGAGAAAGAGCATGACAAAGAACTTCTTAGAGTTTTAAAAGACGAATACGGCGAAGAGGGTGGCAGACGCTACTACGATGAATACCGCTATATGCGTACTGGCAGGTACGCACCAAAAGGCAAGGGCAGTTATGTAGGCAGACGTGGTTATGAGGAACCGCCATATTGGCACAGATACCCGGGCGATATGACAGATATGGATTATGACAGCATGGAGCGCATGAGAGACATGGATAGATTGAGCCGGGGCAAAATGTATTACACCGACATGTCAGACCGCATGGGAATGATTGACCAGCCGAGAAACGGCAGTTCTACGGAACGTGATATGCGTGAGGGCAGAAGTGGCATAAGCCGCAAGCATTACATGGAGGCTAAGGAACAGCACAAGGCAAACACTCAGCAGGACAAGGATGCCAAAATGCAGTCACTCGACGAGTACATGAGGGAGTTGAGCGCTGATATGACAGAGCTTTTAACCGACATGACACCTGAGGAACGCACAATGCTAAAAAGTAAAATGTCAGTGCTTATGACTAAGATTTGATTTTTAGAGGTAGGGGCAGAAATGCTCCTACCATTGTGAGGTGTATTATGTTTACGATTAACGGCGTTGATTGGAACTTAATATTTGTAAATGGCGCAAGCCACGATTTATTGCGTTCAGACGGCACTACAAGCCTTGCTGTGACTGATTGGAACCGCAGGAGTATATTTGTATCAACCGCACCAAAAGGGACGTATTTAAGGCGCATAATCGCTCACGAACTATGCCACGCATTTTGTTTCAGCTATGACATATCAATGCCGATTGAACAGGAAGAATATCTTGCGGGCTGGATAAGCCTTTACGGCACTGATTTAGTATATTTGCTTGACGACATCATGTCAAGCCTAGCACGGAGGGCAGTATGACAGCGGAACAGTTATTAGAGTACATAAGGAGAACCAACCCGGAAATGACCATGGAGCGTATGCTATACGAACTTAGTCAAAGCATATATGCGGCTAAAGCTGTGGTTTTTACTGCACAGAATCAAGTTGAAAAATAATTAAAAAATTTTGATGTAAAAATTTTTAATACCCCCTACCTATGAAAATGAAAAATAAAAAATCGAAGTCAAATTCTTGTGAAATTTGGCTCCGATTTAGTGTCATTTTGTCTGATTTTCTCGATATTTTTTTCAAAAAATTTTCCTAAAATTTTCGGGTCAACATTTTTGGTACGCCCCTATACCCGGAACGCAAATTTTGAAAATTGATTTCAGATTTTCGCAAAACTCGGCTCTGATTTGGTGTTGTTTTTGAGCCTAAAATGGCTCTGTGTGACGGCGGGACCAGTAGAATATCACGCCCAAAGCCACCCGGCTCTGCCTATGACAATAAAGTTAGGCGCAACGAACAGACCACCAAACAGCATTGCGTTACAAGCTGTCGCCCATTAAGGGCGCAGTTGTCCGCTTGATGATAAAATAGCACTTCGATTTCAATTTGTCAAGGAACGACAAAAAGAGAACTTTTTAGAAGTTCTCTTTTTAACTACTTATTCCTCCTCAATGGTATCAAGCACCATCTGAATGGCGTACTCACGGGAGCACATCTCGGCACCATCCCATCTGTTCGCCTCAACCATCTTGTTGGCTTCGGTTTCTGCATCAGCACGAGTGTAGCCGCAGCTCATGAGCCAATTAATTATCTTGTCCATGGTGTAAATCCTCCCTTGCTAAATTTTCAAGCCCCAAAGCGGAGCTGATACCGCCGCCCGGTAATGAGCCGGGGACATTCTCTGCGGCGGTGAATTTAAAAAGCCGTAAAAGCTGAGAAGTTCAGCCTTGCGGCTATCATCGAACACGACCTCTGTCTTGCGGACACCAAAATCACAAAATAGCCAAGTGTCGCCGGCAACTATCGAAGCTGCTAACCCTCCCATCAATGCGTGGTCGACACAGCCAGCGACTGCATAAGCCAGCATCTCAGTTGTACCCTTTGACAGGCAAGTCAACATAAGTGCCTCGCTTGTAGCTGTTTTTTTGGCTACAAGCTCCATAATTTCATTACTAGACGCAAATACGTCATCGCAATTATAAATGTCTAGTTTCTTCATATTCTAATACCTCCGTATATTTAATTATATAGCCGACTTTATCGGCTGAAAAGTGACGGGCGGAATCGACCCGCCCACGTTGGCACCTGCCGTCACTTGGCTAGTTTGATAAAATCATTCTAGCCGTGTTATAAACATACAGCCTGTTGTGGCTGTGGCGTTTAAAATCTCCATTTTCAGCAATCACGCGCCCGATATTCTCATATTTGAGGCTCACAAGCATTAAATACTTGTCGAGCAGTTCATCCGGGCATTTCAGACACTCGATGGCGTTTTCTATCTCGTCTTTCTTGCTGTTATAATAAATGCCCTCGATTTTCACGCCCTTGCTGTCTTGAAGCTTTTCAAATTCCTGCATCAATTCTGCTTTCGTCATAAAAATTCCTCCTTATAATGTTAAAATTTTAATACCCCTATAAAGAGGGGAGAACCGCCGCCAGTATCGGTCTGGCTGGCATCCTCTGCGGCGGTTTTCACTTAAATAATCTCTGAATATCCTAAGATTTTAACATCTGCTGGAATGCAGAAGAACATCACACCGGACGGCTCATAATCTGGAACGTAAGAAGCGTTATAACTTCTTCCGTCATTTCCAATTGCCAGATATTCGCCGGCTGTATGCTTCTTTGCGATTTCCTCAAAACTTATTAAATCCTCTGTATTTATCTTTCTTTCTACAACTGTCATATCTATTCTCTTTCTGGTCTGCCATCATCAGAGCCGGGAGACCATCCCACGGCTGACGCTCCGAAGTGGAGCGTTTCGGCTATCTTTTTCGGCTGTAAAAATTCTCGCAAACCTCATCAAACTCCTCCGGCTTGGCGATAAAACGGACGCGGTAGCCGTTGCCTCGGAGAGCATCTGCATAGGCTCTCTTCGTTGTAAAAGTATCATTTTTTACAACTTGTATCTCGCCCTCATATCTCACGCTTGCCATTAACATCATATATAGTCACCTCCTTATTTTTGGGTACAACAAACACATGTTTTGTATTTGTTCTATTTCCCTTTTGTTGATATTATAATAGCATATATAATGCACTTATACAATATGCAACATTCACAAATAATGCACTTATATGTTGTGCAAAGTGTATAATGCACTTATAATCTTGACAATCTCATGCACTTATATTATAATATGAGCATTAAAAGACAGGAGGCATTATTATATGAATAAAATAGACGAACCTAAAACGCCACAGTCACAGCGCGACGCTGTACGGCGGTACGAGAAGAACAACGACCGCATTAATGTCATATTTCCAGCAGGGACCCGCGCCAAAATGGCGGAGCTTGGAATTGACAAGCCGGGCGCATTCATTAAGGAGGTAGTTGCTGCGGAGCTTGGGCGAATTGAAAAGTATAAAAATAATTAAAAATAATGCACTTATATACTTGACATTCTAATGCACTTATGATATTATAATGATGTCGGAAGGGAGAAGATAAGAATTTCCGAACGTGTGTTTGCTACACGAAAAATTAAAATTCAGGAGGAATAAAATCATGACAGTTAAGGAGTACGTTAATAGTTGTTTACAGTTTGCAGAGGATACAAGAGAATGGGGCGGGCTTAATGAATATCACTTCTACAGCACGACGGAGGGCTGCGGCTACTGGTATGAATCCTGCGACAATGCCGAGGGTGGACTTGATGTAAGCTGGGCTTTCAATTTAACAGCAGAGCAGATACGAGACGAGGGAGCGCAGCATTTTGTTGATGAGCTGGCGACGCTGATAAGATGTACCGCTGACCAGTGCGAGGACGAGCGCGACACTGAAATGTTGTACAGCGATTTAAAGTATTTTGAGCATTAAAAAAACGAACCGGGCGAGGTTAAGAACTTTCCCGGTTCGTTTTCTGCTGTAAAGTGCCTATTAAATTAAATAATAAATGGCTCCTGCCAAGTCACGACCGATTAAACAACGATACCAAGCGACATTAACGGTCGGCACTTCCAGCTCTCATAGCATACATGATTTACGGCTGGTTGTCAACGTATCAGATAGTATATTGATGTATTTTAAGCATTGACAAGTCCACGGCTAACTGGTATTATCATAGACGGGCGAGGGCGAAGAACTCATGGCAGTATCGCAAATAGCACAATGACAACCGCATATCTCACACACCTATAATTTTAGACCAATAACAATCCGTTATGTGGTCTTTTTGTCGTTCTGTTAATATCTTAACAATGTATCTTATTTAATCCCATGTCTTTAAGTTATTTATGTATCGTATATTATTATAAAATTTACTGTCATAGATTAAGAGCCTGAGCCCTTATATTATATTTATTAATACATAGGGCTGCTGGGCAGATGAACACAGCCCACATCATTGCATTAACGTGATAAAATCTGTATACAAACTGTCAACAAAGTGTAGCCTAGAGAAGACTAGATAAGATTAGACAAGGTAAGATTAATGAGAATGTGTAAATAAATAATCGGTTTTTTAAAAACGTATATAATTATATACTGTATATGCGATTAGTACCAAAGTACTATGCATAAATACCCCAAAGTTATATTTTATATACTTTATGTATATAGTCATGTCACCAATCATGTGATATGATAATTTCATGTGTGAGAGAGATTAAGATTAAGATTATGATTTGGAGGTGATTATATTATGAGTAACGATAATAATAGTTATGATATTCAGACAATTAGAACTGTAGACGATATGCGTATTATCGCTAGTGATATAGTCACTAATTACTGTGATAGACATGGTATTGATGAAAATGATATATTCCCGTCTATATGGGCTGACATAATTACAGAGTTAAACATATTATTATTTACTCCATGTAATAAAGTACTTAAAAAAGTAGACGGTACTCATAATGAGTATGACATAGACAAAGTTGAATATGTTTATAATTATATATATAAACGATTGTGTAATAGTCATTGTCAAGAAGTGACATTAAAAGGGTTCCTTGATATGACTGGTATACATAGACAAACATTATACGACTGGGAGAGCGGTGCGCTTAGCTCTCAGCGTTCCGATTTGCACGAAAAAATCATGCAGGATAACGAGGAGAGTCTGTTTAACCTGATGAAAGACCGCCGATATAATCCGATGAAAATACTGCCGAAGCTGAACAAGGTGCACCACTGGAACAGGCCGGGTGTCAAGGTTGAGAAGCCAGCCGAAGCGCTCGGAGCCGATGCCCTGATACAGCTTGGACAGCAGCCAAGACCGCTTGAGCTGTCAGATAATAGCTCAGTGATAGACAGTGATAATTGATGTTTTGCCACTGACAGTTGTCACACAATTTAATACAATTCACAAATGCCCTATTTACAAGGGTTTGCGGATTTACAGCCTATTGTAAACTATTCGCAAAAGTTAGGTTTAACGAATAGTTAAGCAAAACAGAATGGAATAATAACGCTATTGCATGAATTGTTTGAGAATTGTGTATAAACAGACTGATGGCACGGGACCAGACCGGGTGGGGGTTATATGGTTGCTAGATACGCCCCCTCTAAGTGCCAAAAACTCCGACAAAAATAAAAAGCCATGGCATAGATAGGGTAGCTCCCAACAAGCTATAAGCCTTAATAGCTTCTATGCCATTCACAATAAGGCAAATATCAGAAAGGCAGGTATAAGCGATGAATGAGTTGAAGATTTTTGGGAAAAAGGATTTTTGTAAGATAAAGGATTTTCAAAAAGAAAAGCCAAACTCGGTTGTAGGGATTATATATGTGATAGGATATAACAACAGTTTTTGCAAAATTGGTATGTCTTCGTTGCCGGCAGATAGAACATTGGCTTTACGTCATTATATTTCTGACTATATGCAGATGTCAGTTGACAAGATAGCTATAAGCAGCTGGCACACAAATTACAAGCAAAACGAAAAACTATTACATGAAAATTTTTCAAGTTGTCGTATACCGAATACTGAATTGTTTTCATGTGATATCCAAGAAGTTACTGAATTTATACAAAATGATGGCATCAAGTTTGAAGATAATTCTGAAGAGATTTTGAAGAATATACAAAGAGGTAGCGATGCAGTTGTTGAATTTGGAAAAGCTATCATGCGGGGCGATTTTGAGCAGAAAAGCGAAAATACTTTTGATGAAAAATACAATAAAATGTTAAAAGAGTCAAATAAATTAACTGACGAAATCCTTTTTTCGGCGAGGTTTTTAGTTGATAGCTATAAAGAAGCATTAGAAACTCGCATGGAAAAAGAACTGAATGCACTTAAAGGGTATTTTGTTGATAAATGGATACAACACGGACTAATAGATAAAGAAAGTGTTTTTGATTCACAGCAAAAAAATGACTGAAAAGCTTTTAATCGGAGGAGTAACAAAATGACAGGCAAAGAATATCAGCAGTTGGCGATGAGAACCAACGATGGACTTAATAGATTGCGTTTAGAGGACGCAATCGCAAATCAGGGTGACATATCGGTATCACAGTTGCTTAACGGAGCATTAGGGCTTACTGGTGAAGCCGGAGAAGTCTCAGACCTCATAAAGAAAGGCATATTCCACGAAAAAGGCATAGACCTTGAACATCTCAAAAAGGAGCTGGGTGATTGCGCATGGTACTTGGCAATGATATGTGACGCTTGCGGATTTACGCTTGATGATGTCATGCAGACAAACATTGATAAACTCAAGGCGCGTTATCCCGAGGGCTTTGACACATACAGAGCTAACAACAGGACGGAGGGTGATATATGATAACGGATTTGGTAGTATTTGGAATTTTATGTATGCTTCAAGCTCCTACATGGTGCTTTGTAGCAATCGGTATATCGGTTTTAATCAAGATAATTAACTTCGGCATGAACTTAGGTGCTAGGCAGTCGGAAAAAGCCTTAGACGAGGCAATAAAGAGGTCGTTGAATGAAATATCAAGGCAAAGAGATAAATGATGAGTGCTCACGTTGCGGCAACATATTTGATTGTGAATTATTCCGCAAAGGTCATGGCATAGGCACAGAGCGTGAGCATGTGGCAGATATGCTTAGATGTCAATTTAAGCACAAGGAAAGGCATGATAAAGGCGATGGGGATAATTAGATTTCTCGGTTTGACAGCTTTAGGGTTATTTATAATCGGCATAACAATAGTGCTTATAATGCTTTTGCCATAGGTATAAGAGTACTTATACAGATGTTCAAAGACATGTAATTTTGGGCTATCGTCAAGTGGTAAGGCACAGCACTTTGACTGCTGTATTCGTGGGTTCGAATCCCACTAGCCCAGCTTGGTCATTTATGACCACTGTTTTACTCACATTGTCATGTGGCGTAAAACCTCCTTTACGAAACCTATTAGCGGAATGCTGTTAAGAGCCGTCACAAGGCTCGATAGGTTTATGGGTTTTGTTGCTGTAGTTACCCGGCGCTCCATAACACGCTAAAAGAATAGCAACAGTGCAGACAATATAAGCCGGGAAGCTTGCGACGCTGCTGGTTCTCGCTGTCGCCCAGTCTGCACTTACGGGATATAGTTCAGTTTGGCAGAACGCTCCACCTGGGATGGAGAGGTCGTAGGTTCAAATCCTGCTATTCCGACTGCCTCGAATGAGGCACAAAGCAATACCCCTTTTTGATTCAATTTTCGTGTAGCCTTGCTGCCGTTCGGCAAGTAAAACAAAGAGCGGACATGGCGCATTTGTCAAGTGGTTAAGACACCGCCCCTTCACGGCGGAGGCGTGAGTTCAATTCTCTCATGCGTCATTTAGACATAAACTGTCTATTGGCATGTAGCTCAGTTGGTAGAGCAATCGGCTGTTAACCGACGTGTCGTGGGTTCAATCCCAACCTTGCCAGCTAATTATTTGCCAACATGGTGTAATGGTATCACAGCGGCTTGCTAAGCCGTCCAACAGAAATGTTGTACAGGTTCAAATCCTGTTGTTGGCGTTTCGCATACAAGTGAAATGGAAATAGAGTTGTTGGTTACCTTTATTATCCTAAAACCAACCGGTATGCGAGTTGATGTGTGGCGGAAAAGGTAGACGATAATCAGATATACAAGACTTCGCTCGGTGAGACTGCGTAACGATATATGCAAGCGAGATAGCGTGAAACATCCCCTTAATTGGTTGCAAAAGCAATGCTACCCATTATACCAATGGATGCGGAAAGTTTGGAAGATGTTCCCATAGACTTGCACGAAGGGTAAAACGAGGCGTCGGTACACGCCTATTGTATATTATGTGTGGTGCAAATCCACACCACATCAATTTTTCAATCAAAATCGAATTACGGAGGACTACGATGGACTATTTTGGCATGTATAGAGATATATGGACATTCCACAAGAAGTACATCGACAAGATAAAATTTGCCGATGATAAGATGTGGGCTGAAATAGTAGCAGAAAGTAGTGAACTCGGAAAGAAATATGATAACTGTGGTTTTATTTTGGCATTGACAGTGAACGAGGTGAATGAGTTTGAGGAGATTAGCAAATCTGTACATTCGATGCAAAACTAAAAACTTAAAGAGAATACCATTGTTTACGATGATGTTTGATTACCGCAAATACAAGGCACAAGGTAAGAAAGACAGTTGCACAATGTATTGTCATCCAGACATAGCGAAAGATGAATTTGTAAAGAGCAAATTGCAGGAAGTTGTTGACTATATCAGAGATAATTATGATTTGGAGATTTTTACGAAGATTTGAGGTGCGATATGTGTAAGTTTTGTAAAGGTAAATCTAAAGCTATAATTGCTGATTTAAAAGTATATAAAGACAGAACTGTAACGGTTACTTCCACAATAGTAAACGGCAACACCTTAAAGTTTTTTGCAACTTTGCAAAGCGGACATTTTGTCGGGCTCATTCCGTTAGAAGCAGAAACAAAAATATCTTACTGCCCAATGTGCGGTAGAGAGTTGGTGAAAGAATGAAACATCAAAAAGAATGGCGCACTTGCGACAGATGCGGAAAAGAAATAAAAGCAGGCTTGTTGTGTACGAATTCAATCACAAGAAACGGCATTTTTAATATAACCTACGATTTATGTAATGAGTGCATGGAAGATTTTAAGAGGTTTATAAAGAATGAGCAAGATTAAAGAAATACTTCATTGTTTGCAACTTAATAGCAGAATAAGGCACAATATAAGATATGCACAAAAAGAATGGTTCTTTTCGTACTTTAAGCACTTTAGAAGAGATTTAAACATGCCACTACTCAATAGCATTAAGCAAGCAAGAGGAATATCAAAAAATATTTTAGAGTTGGGGTATATGCCGGACCTTATACATGATTCTGTAATGCGTATTAGATATTCAAGGAGATGCAATACTCGTGTGTGCAGAGCTGCTAGGAATGATTAGAGGTTTATGAGAAATGAATAACATTGACAAATCTTTATCCAAGTATCAATCTTCACCTAAAGAAGCATTAAGAGATTTTGGTATAGATATTTCCAAGGAAGCGGTAGAAAAATACGCTTTGGAAAAGTTTGGCAGACTGCCACAAAGCCACTCTGAAATGACTTCCGCCAGAGACTCTAAGATAATTGAGGAAGCAAAGGGGTTTATAAGTAATGGAAGAAAAAATTAAGATAATATCTGACGGCAAAACTGCACAAATATTTATTGACGGCAAAAAGGTAAACTGCACGGATATGGAGTTACATTTTATCGGCCATTCAAACCAGAGTCCGATGATTAGAGTTGATGCACGTTGGCATAAAATGGATGAAAATGGAAACACAATTCTGAATGAGAATAAAACCGGCATATTGACAGAGGGTATCAAAATAAATTGCTAGGAGTGGAAATGTGAAAATATCAATACAGGAAATAGTACAAGAAGCGGCTGACAAGGCATTAGACGATGTCAAAATCAATAATATCCCTTTTCGTGAATGGATTGATAATGTAAATAATGCTTATGAAAATAAAAAGTGTAATTTAGCTTCATGCCGATACAATGCAGATGGCAAATGCACCAATGACGAGAAGAGAAAAGAATGTATTGAAGTTTCTGAAAAAGTGTTGTGTATAAAATGAAAGGAGATTTTATGAAAAAGAAAATTTTAGTATTAGGAATGATAATCTGCATTGCACTTGGAATGGTTGGTTGTAGAACTGCAGATGTCGTAAACCACAATCTGTCAAAAGATGGAGATGAGTTCAATCTCTATCGAAAAATTACAGTTACAAATGCAAGAACAGATACAATTATGTTGCAGGCAGAGGGATACATGAGCCTTAGCAATAACAGTAGTAATGAACTTGTAGTTACTATCAAAACAGGCGAGAACACATATTATAAAGAATATATATCTTAACGATTGGACTTGTTATGTTATGGAGCAAACAGAACCGGTTGGAACAGATAAGTATCATTATGAATTAGTTTTTTACCCTGAAAGATTAATACCAAATATTGATATTAAATAAATAATATATTACCGCCGCATAAGAGATTTGCGGTGCTAACCTAAAACAATTATAGGCAGAGGTCTATAAGCACCTTTGCTGCGAAAGCGAGGTGCTTTTTCTTTTGGCATCTGATTATCTAAAAAAAACAATCCAAGGATATGAAAACTACATAACACAGAGCGGAATTGATGATACGGTCATTGACGCATATATAGAAGCGTCAAGAACAGCTTATTTGAACGAAAAGGATATAGAGTATGGCTTGGTACTTTCAAAACGTGCTAAGGAGCTTATAGAGCATTATGTGTTTAATTTAGCAAAGATGACTATATGGGACTTGGATTATTATCAATTCAAGAACGAAACCACACCGTATTCAATAAGAGATAAATACTTTAGTTTATTGTTACTTGAAAGCCATTATCTTTTTGAGAGCTTTATGCTTTACATGGAAAAAAACAGAAGTCCATGGGAAAGATTTTATCTTCCAAGAAGAAATCCATTAAAGCAGGTAGCAGACCTTATTCAGGACCTATATGATGATAAACTTGACGAGGGTATGGTATTTTGCCCCGGACGTATTGGTAAGACACAAATAGTTAAGATGGGGAATTTGTGGTTTGGTTCTAACAGACCAGAACGCTCTAATCTTTATTCAGCTTATTCCGACAAGATAACAGGCGGATTTTATGACGGTACATTAGAAATGATTACTGACCCAACATATACATACGCCGAAATCTATCCTGATAACACAACAAAAGGCTTGACGGACGGAAAAGACCTTACTATTGACATAAATCGAAAAAAAACATACCCAACATTCACAATGCGTTCCATATATGGAACGCTAAACGGAGCTTGTGACTGTGATGGGCTTGGAATATATGATGATTTATTCAGCGGTATTGATGAAGCATTGAGTGAAGACAGGCAAAACACAGTTTGGACTAAATTTGATAATAACTATATGCCTAGAATTAAGCCAGGGAAAGCTAAATTGATGGGAATTGGTACAAGATGGGCTCCAAGAGACGTGCAAGGACGAAGATTAGCATTGCTTGAAAACGACACGGAATATGCCACCGTAAGGCATAGGGAAATTATTATTCCAGCACTTAACGAAGATGGAGAAAGCAATTTTGATTATCCTTACAAGTTAGGCTATACAACGCAGGACTATAAAAGAAGAATGGCTTCATTTGAAAGCAATGATGATATGGCTTCATGGTTTGCACAGTATCAACAAGAACCGATTGAACGTAAAGGACAAATGTTTAATGTTGATACTATGAATTTTTTTAAACCAGAAGAAATTGAAGGAATAAAACCTGACAGAATATTCGCTGCTAATGACCCCGCTTATGGTGGCGGCGATTTTGTATCAATGCCTATTTGCTATGAAATCAGTGGAGAATATTATGTTCCTGATGTTGTTTACAATGATGGTGATAAGGATATTACAATTCCGGAAGTAACAAGTAGAATAGAACACCACCTAGATAAATTTCCAAGAAAAACGGCAGAAGTGCATTTTGAAGAAACAAAAACAACATCTGGCTATCGTCTAGAATGTGAAGATATATGGAAAAAAGATGGCTATCCAATATTGACAAGTCACGACCCGGCGGACAATCAGACAGCCAAAATGGACAGAATTAAAAATCATGCTCCAGATATCAGAAGATTACATTTCGTAGATATGAAGTACCAAACCAAAGAATACAGAAAATATTTTCAAAATATTCTTTCATGCACTTATGAAGGAAAGATGAAGCATGATGATGGAGTAGACTCTACAGCACAGTTATGTGACATGATTTACTCGCATAAACGAAAAGCATCTATTATATCAAGTCCTATATAGGAGGTACACCATGACAGACAAGGATTTAACTCAATATCTCGACTTAAAAAAAGAAATCGAGGAAATCGAAAGCAAAATTGCAAAGCTTGAAAGTGATATCCTGAGGATTGAAGATGGTGAATGTGTTGTTGATAGTGTCACAGGAGGTAACGGTGGTAAGCAACACTTCAAAATTGAAGGCATACCGTTTCCTGAATATCGCCATAAAAGAACACTTCTTTACTCACGCAAAGCTACGCTTGAACTATTAAAGGAAGATTTGCTTGAACGGACAAATGAGGTTGAGAAATTTATTGCAAGCGTATCGGATAGTCGCATTAGAAGAATAATTAACCTTAGATTTCTTGAAGATATGTCGTGGAACCAAGTTGCAGACCGTATTGGTGGCGGTAACACAGAAGACAGCGTGAGAAAAGCTTATAAAAGATATGTCGAAAAATAAAAGTTGTCCGATATGTCCGCTTTTTCTGCGATATTATTATACTTGAAAGAAATAACAAAGTTTCTTGATAGCTTAATATCTCCTTGAAAGAAGCACTGTTGCATTTTGCAATGGTGCTTTTTGCGTGAAATGAGGGTTTTATGAAGAAAAAGACAAAATCAAATAAATACACAATATACTGTCCGCAATGCCACCGCAGAGTTGCGGAGTGGGACGGAAAGTATTCAAGCAATGTAATTGTCGGATGCCGTAAGTGTCACAAAAAGATTGTATACCATACAGACACAGGCATTACGGATATTAAGCCGTGGGAGCCAAGGCGAACAGCAAGCGGCATGACATATCTTTAGGAGAAGTTAAAATGCAGAGAGGACGCAATATCTTATTTACAGAGGAACCGGAAATTACATACGAGAATGTATTAGATGTATTGCGTAATGTTTTTCCGGCTCACATACAAAACGCAACTCAAATACAATTCTTACTTGATTATGACAACGGACAGCAACCGATAATTCGTAAAACTGCTAAGACATATAGACCGGATATTGATTGTGAATGTTCAGATAATGTGGCTCATCAAGTTTCGGATTTTTGGACTTCTTATGCATGGGGAAATCCGATAAGTTTAGTCCAGAACGGCGATAGCGTTAATAACATTATTGCCGAAGGAATAACAGAACTTAACAAGCAATATGAGCTTGCTAAAATCAAGTCCAAGACACAAGAAATAGGAAGATTTGTTGAGATAGGCGCTACATGTAATGTGCTAATTGATGTAAACACCGAATGGAAACCGGGAAAATGTTATTTTAGCCTTGATGTATTAGACCCAAGAACATCGTGCATTATTCGTTCAAGCTATTATTCAGACAAACGACCGATGATGGGAGTTACATACAGACACAGTAATACAACTGGTAATACATATTTTACTTGTATTACTAAAGATTACAGATTTGAAATTATCAATCTTCAAGAAATTTCCAACGGAGATTATACAAAAAAAGAGGCGTGGCAGCATCAACAGCGCAGCGGCGAAGTAAATCCGTTAGGCGTTGTGCCGATTGTTGAATATTTTCGTTCGTATGACCGCATGGGCGTGTGGGAACACCAGTTGTCCGAAATGGATAACCTTAATTTGTTGATTTCCGACTTCACAAACGATGTCGAACAAAACACGCAAGCTGTATGGCACACTAACGATGTGGAATTTCCAACTATTTTCAACAAAAGCGAAGATGGAACAGCAACAGAAGAAGTTAGGAAACCTAAATCAGGTGAATGGTTACAGACCTATACATCGCAAAATGGCAAAACACCAATGGTCGAACCACTTACTATCAATTACGATTACACAGGTATGCTTAATAATATTCAGTACCGCAGGGACAAAATATTAGAAAAATGCAATGTTCCATTAACCAACAGCAATGCCTCTAATATGACAGGTGTTGCATCCAACAACGCTTCCGGTTGGGACCATGCTGAGGCAGCTGCATCTAAACAGCAAATGATAACCGAAAGTTGCAAGATAGACGAGCTAGAGGTTGTGCTTGCCGCTTTGCAAAATAGTTCATTTTTGCCTGTGGACAGTCCATTACGACAACTAAACCTTGGCGACATTGAGGTAAATATCAAGCGTCAGAAATTATATGAGTTGTCAACAAAAGCTAACAGCATTGCCACGCTTATCAATATTGGTCTTAACGGCGGCAAGGTGCTTAATGCTATCCCGATATTTGATGACCCTAATGAAGTATGGGAAGCAAGTAAAGACACAGTCTGTAAGATACAGGAAAGCAAGATTACGTCTGGCAATAGCAATACTGTATCGCCAAACAGTGGTAGAACAATGCAGGACTTGTCAGACCAAATTAGCAACAGTCCACTAATTGATAAAAACAGGACAACCAAATAATTATTGTTATCAAGCCATTAGGAACTGTTCTAATGGCTTTTTATATTGCACAGAGAAGTGGGTAAAACACAAGCGGCAGAGAAGCCAATAAAACACAGAAAGAACGAGGTACATATCATGGAAACAGAAGTAACTAATTCAACCAATGCAACAGAGACAAACGCAGTAGAAACAGCTCCTCAGTCTGATAGCGATAACAAGCCGACAGTTGAAGAACTTTTGGCGCAGTTAGCAGCGGAAAGAGCAGCCAACGCCAAGAACAAGCAGGCACTTGACAAGGCACTCAAGGAAAAAGGAGATGTAACCAAGGCATTGAGAGCCAAGCAGACGGCAGAAGAGCAGGAAGCAGAAGCTAAGGCGGAAGCAGAACGTATTCAGAATGAGAAGTACGAGGCGACGGTTAAAGAACTTAATCACATTAAGGCGGTTGCGGCGTATAGAAATTTTTCGTCCGAAAATGCGATTGAAAGCATGATTGAGGCGGTTGCGGATGGAGACCACGGTGCTATTGCAGCATTGATTGACAATGAGGTTAAGGCAGCTACCACAGCGGCTAAAGCTGAATGGATGAAGTCAAGACCAAGAATGAATGTCGGCGGTGAATATTCAGGCATGACAAAGGAACAAATAATGGCAATCCCGGACAGAGCAGAGCGTAGAAGAGCTATTGCGATGAATCCGAGCTTATTTAATTAGGAGGACAGATAAATATGGCAGCAGAAACAGGATTAATCAAGAAGGAAGACCTTGCAAGAGCAAGGGAAGTTGAGTTTGTCGAAATGTTCGGCTACTCAATTAAGAAGTTAATGGAAGCACTTGGCGTGACCCGCAAAATTCCCAAGGTAGCAGGAACGGTGTTAAAGACCTACAAGGCGAGTGGAACACTCGAAGACGGCAAGGTTGGAGAGGGCGAATTAATTCCGCTTTCTCATTATACAGTAGAGGCTGTATCTTACAAGGAAATTGAGCTCAAGAAGTGGAGAAAAGCAACGTCGGCAGAGGCGATTATTGAGAAGGGATATGACCAGGCGGTTGAAATGACTACGGACGCACTGCTCAGGGATGTCCAGAAGGGTATTCGTAAGGATTTCTTCACTTTTCTTGCAACAGGAACAGGAACAGCAAGCGGAGCGACATTCCAGAAAGCTATTGCTCAGGCGTGGGGGCAGTTACAGGTCAAGTTCGAGGATGACGAGATAGAGGCGGTTTATTTCATGAATCCGCTTGATGCGGCTGACTATCTTGGTGATGCAACTATTATCACCCAGAACGCTTTCGGTATGAGCTACGTTGAAAACTTCCTCGGACTTGGAACTGTTATTTTCAACAGCTCTGTAACCAAGGGGAAGATATACGCGACCGCTAAGCAGAACCTTGTACTTTACTATATCCCGGTAAATGGTGCAGACCTTAGTGAAGCATTTACGTTTACATCGGATGCAACCGGGCTTATTGGTATCCATGAAGCTCCTGACTATCCACACATGACAGCGGAGGATGTTGTTGCGTCGGGTCTTACTCTTTTTGCTGAGAGAATAGACGGCGTTATTATTTCGTCTATTGTTGGAGCTTAGGCAGTAGATGTATCAGGTAACAGAATTATTCGCGGATTTACAGGATAATTCGCACGTCTATATTCCGGGAGATATATTTCCCCGGAAAGGCGTTGAAGTCTCTGACAAGAGATTAGAAGAGCTGTCAACCTGTAACAATCTGCGTGGAATACCACTTATTAAGGTGGTTGGAAACGAAAGAAAAAGTAGTAATTACACCAAGACCGACATTAACCGCATGAGTACGGCAGATTTACAGACGCTTGCCAAGGAACAGGGCATTGGCGGTGCCGAACTGTTAAGCGGTGCAGAACTCAAAAAGCTGTTAATTGAGAGGTTCAATTTATAGGAGGTTAGTCATGTACACAACATTAGAGCAGGTCAAAATCAGACTTCACCAATACCATATTGATACAGTCAAGAATGATGATAGCGACACCACGACTAATGTTGTGGTATTTGATAACATTGAGGACAATCCTTTAATTGAACAGCTTATTGAGCAGTCAAGGCAGGAAATAATCAGCCTAAGGAATTATCCGAGTAGTTATACACAAGAGCAAATTGACAATGACATGACTAAATATGAAAACGTCATTGTTAATCTCACCGTGTATGACCATTCGCAAACTGGTGAGAACTACATGGCGAGTATGAACGAGGGCGGTGTAAACCGCACTTGGAAAAACCGCAATGATTTACTTGCCGGGGTATTTCCACTGGTCAAAGTATTTTAACAGAGCCTAAAGGGCATTAAATAATAAGAAGATTGTGCGTTATCATGTTGCTGATGTCGGCAATATGATAGCAGGCGGTACACATTAAGGGTGGTGGGCGGTGTGCCAAAATTATACGAAAGGCGGTATATCAATGCCAACAGCAGTAATTATAAGCATCGTATCAGTTGCTTTTTCCGTCTTTTTCGGGCTGTTTACTTTAGCTTTTAACTTAAAGAATAACAAAAAGTCCGATAATTCAGAGCTTACGGAACGCGTTCGGGAGAACACACGGATAAACATAAAGCTTGACACTATATCAAGTAATACAACCGAGACAAAAAACGAGGTATCAGAAATGAGAAAAGAAATCAATTCTCATGATAACCGAATTGTCAAGGTTGAGGAGAGCGTCAAGTCGGCTCATCACAGAATAGATGGGCTTGAAACAAGGATTAACAGTGATGAGGAGGACTAAGACATGGATTTCACACAGGTATCAACAGTAGTTGCAATCGTTGTAATTACATATCTGATAGGCTTAGGAGCCAAGGTAATTCCGCAGATTAAGGATAATTTCATTCCTATAATTGTCGGCATTGCAGGTGGCATCTTAGGCGTTGTCGGAATGTATGTAATACCTGATTTCCCAGCAACAGATGTTCTCAATGCAATAGCAGTAGGTATTGTGTCGGGACTGTCCAGCACTGGTGTAAATCAAATTTACAAGCAGGTAAAGAAAAATGCTTGAAATTAACAAGCAAAACATGAAGTGTTCACGGCAAGGACAGCGTGTAACCATCTATGAGACTGACGATGACGGCAATATCATATATGAGGGCTATACCGACAGTGAGGGCAACTTTACACCGTACCTTGACAGCGAGGGTAATAAGATACCTCGTATCAAAGATGAATATGTCGGTTATTCCTTGCCGGTTGACTTCCGGGCAAACATATCATTTAGTGGTGGTGAAGCACAGGCGCAGGAGTACGGCTTCGATGTAGCTGATTTTGACGCAGTTATGATTACAGACCGCAACAAGTTTCCATTTGGCAAAGGCGACATTATATGGCTTGACAGCGAGGTTGGTTATAAGGACGAGGATAAGGCACATGTTGATGAGCTTACATCGGATTTCATCATTGTGGGTGTTAAGCCGTCGCTTACATCGACCAAGTATGTACTAAAGGCGAGGACAAAGTAATGGCAAAGCATAAGATTACGCTTAATCCACTTTCGCAAAGTTCCATTCAGAACGCAATTAAAGCCTTGCAGAGCTATCAAGACAGCTTGACATATAAATGCCAGCTTCTTGCGGAAAAGCTTGCGGAAAAGGGTGTAGAAATTGCAAGAGTGCAGATTGCAGACCTTGACGCAATATTCACATCCGAATTGCTTCAAAGCGTTCATTCCGAATACAAGGGCAGTATAAAAGGTGGCGGTGTGTGGACTGTTGTAGCAGACAGCGAGCATGCCGTTTTTGTCGAGTTTGGAACGGGAATTATCGGCAAGGCAACCCCATATAAGGGAACATTGCCTGAGGGCGTTGATTGGCAATATGCAAGCGGTAAAACCATTCGGCAGCTTGCCGATGGTCGCTATGGTTGGTTCTATAAGGGAAAGGACGGCAACTGGTATTTTACTGAGGGTATGCCGTCAAGACCATTCATGTATAACACCGCAAATGAGTTGAAGTCAATCGTTGTAAGTACCGCAAAGGAGGTATTTGGCTGATGGCAAGCGAAAATTCATGGGCTTATGGCATTGAGACTACAATATATTCTATTGTCAAGAGCAAAACGTATTCGGAAATTCAGAAAAAATATCATAATCTGCTGTATACCGATAAAGGGCAAAGCGACAGTCCACCAGCATTCCCTACGGTGTACATTCACATGTTAGCGCCGACCGAACAGGGGCAGACACTTGACGGACAGACAATTAACGGCTTACTCGTGACGGTGCAGGTTGATGTAACAACAAACACTAGCGGTTCAGATGCACGTTGGGTTATGGCTAAAGTTGCCGAAGCGTTCAAGGAATTACGATTTGGAGCCAAGCCGATGCCTGAGCTAACATATTCAGACAAAATATATAGAAGCACCGCACGTTTTAATCGTGTTATCGGTGCAAATGACAAATTGTTGTAATTAAGAGCTGATGAAGCTCTTTTTTATTTTCATTTTTAAGGAGGAATACAAATGGCAGTAGCAGGTATATCTACATTAGGTGTTACGTTCGGTTACGGCACAGAAACAACAGCCGGAACTAAGCCAACAACATTCACACAGCTTACGCGAATTAATTCCATTGCCGGAATTAGTATCGACCAAGAGAACATTGACGCGTCCGCTCTCGAAGATGCAATTACAAGAAACATAAAGGGTAGAGCTGATACCGGCGGAACGTGGGCTATTACAGTCAACCTTACCGACGCGACAGAGGCAGAATGGGAAACACTCATGTCTGCATATAAGGCACTAACAGGTGGCAAACGCATGTGGTTTGAGACCGTAATTCCGGGCATTACCAAGGGCTTTTTTGTTGTTGCTCAACCACCAGAGGATGTTCCACATCCTACAATCGACCAGAACGGTCTGTTGACAGTCGAGTTCAACCTCATAATTGAGGAATACAAGGGGCTTGACACAAAGGTGGAACTTACGCCGGGGGAATAGTAAGTCATTCAGCTAATATGGCTGTACTGAATGACGATACAGCCGATGATTACTTGTCAATATACGGCAAGTAAGTAATTATTTGACAGAGAAGGGCGGTCTACGGACTGCCCCTTTTCCTATGGCAAGCATAGGAGGAAAAGGAGAGCATAATGATAACATTCGATATTGATAACAAGGAATATAAGTTGGAGTTTGGCTTTGATGCGGCAGAGAATAAGGACATTGTTCAGAAGATGTTCGATTATATGACAGGTGCATACATTTACAAGGAAACCGGAAACACGATTACCGCAACATCTAACGGTGCGGCTAAGATGGTGGCTGATTACAGCGAAGTATGTCAGATGGCTTTTTATGCCGGATGCTTAGAGCACAATGCAGTGTCAAGAGCAGAAGCTAAGACTTTAACAAGAGCATATATTACACAGAAGAGAAAGGCAGATAACAAGTACGGCTATTATCAGTTATTCGAGGATATTAAAACCGCTATGGCGGACGATGGTTTTTTCGAATTGAGCGGCTTGGCGCAGACAGTAGAGGAGATGAACAAGTCGGCGGCGGAACAGTTAGAGAAGATACAGAAAGAAAAGTCAAAGAAGTAAACTTCCACAAGCTGATATGGGAAGAATACTTCCCACTTGCTTTTTCAATTGGAATCAGCCTTGAAGAGTTCAAGAAGCTCACACCTAAGACACTCGGATACTGCCTTAAAGGCGAAGAATTGCGGCGCAAAGAGCGTGACCGGGAAATGTGGATGTGGACACGCCAATACGGCATACCGGCAATCATCATCGGAACAAGAGGCGGTGCATGGGGTAAAGGCAAGGTTGAATATCCTGAGCAATCAATTTATGCTGAGCAGGACCCGGTTGAGCAAGAAAAACTTGCCGAGAAGAAAAGACAAGAGTTCCTGCAAAGCTTATTGTCTATGCAGGATAATTTTGAACGAAATAAAAAGAACAAAGTAGGCGGTACGGAGTAATCTGTACCGCTTTTATTTTTAGCAAGGAGGTGAGAGCGTGGCAGAGATAGACAGCTTGGAGATAAAGCTTCAAGCGAACGCTCAAAAAGCAAACACGGCGATAGATAACCTCATAATTAAACTTGGCAACCTTGCAACATCACTTGGACGTGTTAATGGTTCAGAACTTAATACGTTGTCAATGAACGTCACTAACCTAAGTGCGTCCATGAGAGCTATTAACGATGTAGGCACGGCAAGCTTCACAAGGCTTGCGAAAAACATCGGGAAGATAGCAAGCGTCGACAGTTCAGCACTTAATACGGTTGCAGGCTCACTTAATTCCACGGCTAGTGCGTTTAACCAGTTTACGGCGGTGTCTGAAAATGCGGCGCAGATTGGTGAAGTCGCTAAGAACATAGCAAAGCTTGGCAACAAGAGCGTACAGACCTCAATCACGAATATGCCGCAGTTGGCAACCTCGCTTACAAATCTACTCACAACGCTTGCAAGCGCACCGACAGTAAGCAATAACGTCATTCAGATGACTAACGCATTGGCGAATTTAGCCAGTCAAGGCTCAAGGGTAGGTTCCGCTTCACGGACAATCCAAAGAAGCCTAAATGGGGTTCACAGAAGCGCACAGACGGCAACCAAGAGCACATGGTCACTGGCTAAGGCGTTCGGTAAGTTTTATGCGTCATACTTTATGGTTGTGCGTGGCGCTAAGGGCTTGTGGAAATCCATTGAAAGCACCACAGACTACATCGAGGCATTTAATTACTATGCGGTTGCGTTTGGCAAAATTGGTTCCGAATGGGGCAAAGATTTTGGGAAATTCGGCTATGACAATGCCACTGATTATGCGAACAGCTTTTCGGATAGAGTAAGTGCGTTGCTTGGTAAGCTTTCAGGACTGCAGGTTGATGTTGAGGGTGGCTTGCTCACAGCAGACGGCGCAAAGAACTTAGGCTTGAATATCCAAGAGGTTACGGAGTTTGCGTCGCAGCTTGCTTCGGTGACTAATTCACTCGGACAGACAGGAGAGACAACCACGGCAGTAGCAAAGTCAATGACAATGCTTGCCGGCGATATAAGCTCTCTTTTCAACATAGACTATACATCCGTAGCCACCAACATACAAAGTGGCTTAATCGGTCAATCAAGGGCATTGTACAAGTATGGTATTGATATTACCAATGCCACATTGCAGACGTACGCTTACAACTTAGGTGTTGAAAAATCCATAAGTGAAATGACGCAGATGGAAAAGCAGCAGTTAAGAGTACTTGCTATACTTGACCAGTCTAAGGTTTCATGGGGTGATTTAGCTAATAAACGGAAGGAAGTTTATAAATTAACTTATCTTCCAAGTGTTGCATAAGAATAGAAATATCTTATGGCAATCGGGCAATATCGGTGAAGGCTAAGGCTTTAGGCTATGCTAATACCGAGATAACTCAATAGATTGCGAACAGGCTATTGAGTATCGTAACGAGTAGGAAGTGAATAAATATAATCTTCCCAAGAGTGTCCGACACTACTGCATGTAGGGCAGTATGAGGTGGAAGTGGCTACCACCAAACCAAACGTAATACGTGGGTGATAATGTACTCTGAACTTATAGGAAACTATAAGAAGTATAGGATAAAGAGCCTATACGATAACATAATTGACAATCAATTCCCCAAGTAACATGATTAGGCAATTCAACACAAACGTCAAAGAGACAGGCATGGTATTAGGGCAGATTTTTATACCCGTTCTTCAAAAGGTTATGCCTGTTGTCAATGGTACAACAATCGCAATTAAACGTATGCTTGTGGGCATTGCAAGCCTTATGGGTGTTAAGATTGATTTTGATGCTTTCGGGCAGAACGGTTATAAGGATACCTCTGACGGATTAGAGGATATAGCAAATGGCTATGACGATGTGGCAGATGCGGCTAAAAACGCACAAAAGGGTGTTCGTGGATTTGACGAACTTGAAAATAGAACCACAGGAACAAGTAAAAGCGGTGCTTCCACTGGCACAGGTGACACAATCGACCTCACAGACGAGATTGTCAAGGCTACGGAAGAATATGAAAAAGTATGGAACGATGCTTTTGACAAGATGGAGAATAAAGCTGAGGCATGGGCTGATAAAGTGCAAGGCTTTTTTGAGCGCATGTTCAAACCGCTTAAAACATGGGGCAGTAAAATTGACTGGAAAAAGCTTAAAAACGGCTTTAATAGCGTTTTAGACTTTGCTAAGAAGTTTACAGTTGGCACAGGTTCAGGCTTTTTGGATTTCATCGAGGGCTTATCCGACATTGGCGCACCTGCTATCAATTTGTTAGGTGGTGCTGTAGAAATATTATTCAAGGCGCTTAATTTAGTCCCAGCTCCAGTGTGGCATACATTGGGCGGTGCTTTAGGTGGTGTGTTAACAGCTCTTCTTGCGTTTAAAGCTTATTCCACTATTGCAAGTGGTATAAATACTGGCTTAGGCAAATTTGCCGATGCAATTCTGAAAATATCTAACGCAAAACCAGTTAGTGTCGGTGATGGTGTTGGTAAACTTGGTACAGCAATAGCTTCATTAAGCACAGGCGGCTATGTTGTGCTTGCTGTTGGCGCATTAGCAGCGGTGGCAGGAGCTATTATATCTATTGAGCAAGCCTATAAGAACAGCATTGACACATTCACGCAAACAAGTGTATTTGATGGTCAAGGTACACCGATAGGCGATATAGCACAACAAGTAATCGACCTTATCAATGCAACCGGAACGTCAAGTGAAGATATGGCTAATTTTGCAACGGAGCTTGACAGAGTAAATACAAACTTACAAAGTGCAAGTGAAGAAGTTGAAAATCTTAAATTCAAGTTTGACAACTTAGATTTAAAGAACATATCTGATACGGATATAGAAGATATGCGTACAGCAGTCGGCGACCTTGCTTCCGCATTGCGCGATGATTTGCATGTTAGTTCCGATATGGCATGGGACGCTTTGGCTAAGATGTCCGCAGATACAGCAACGAAGTTAGGGGTTAGTGTGGGTGAAATGACAACCATATTGTCGAATTTTAATGCTAGATTTAACGGCATTTACAGCGATATGGAATCGCAAGCTAATACGATTTTTGACAAAATGCTTAGCGGCGAAGCTACGCAAGCAGACGTTGACGCACTTAATGGCTTGCTTGATGACATGAATTATCTAAGCGGTGAAGCCATAAAACGACAGGTTGACTTGCAAAACAGCTTTAAGGACATAACAAATATCAATTTTGGAAGTGTTGAAGAAACCACACAGGCAATCGCACAAATAACGGAAGCAGGGCAAGCTAAACTTGCGGAAGTTGACGAATATTACCAAAACCTTATAGGGCAAGCTGATGAATGGAAAATATATACTCAACGTGCTTTGGAGCGCGGAAAAATTACTCCGGAAGAAGCAGGGCAATACCTTGACTGGATTGGTAATCTCACGGAAATATATGATGCTAACTGGACTGAGGAAAGAGGCAACATTACCGAACAGATAAACACAACATTTGACTACATACAGTCACAAGTTGAAAAAGCAGGAGTTGAAGCTTTCCAAGAGGCACAGACAAAAGACTGGGGATTTGCTGATTTATTCAAGAATCCAATACAGGATGTTGTTAAGAGTGTTAATAAGAATATGGTACAGCCAACTATTACCGCAATCAATCAAGGAAAAGAACAGATTGGCATTGAAATATCCAAAGACAATCATTTGTATGAAAGATGGCTTGACAATGCTGCCATATCCGAAAATGATGTAAGCGGTTGGGCTATGAAAAATGCTAATGCTATCGGAAATGCAGTATTAGCTAATGCCGATATAACTACCAAGGCTTTTGCTGAAATGGCAGGATATGACGTAAGTGGCTATACAGATGCAATCGAAAAATATCAACCTATTGTAAAAACGTCTCTGATAAACATGAATAACAATGCAATAATGGGTTTGCCGGATGAAGCAAATACTAAAATGCAAAATGTAGGTAAATCAGTTGTTACAGGTTATATCGGCGGTGTAAATAGCAATTCTCAACAGCTTATTAAGCCAGTAGCCGGACTTGCCAACTTATCCCTTAGTACTTTTATGGAGGCTCAAGGTTCGCAAGGTGATAAACCGTCATCGGGTTTTAATAGTATTGGTCAAAATTCTATATTAGGGTATATGGAAGGCATTAAAGCGCTTACTTTAGCAGTGACAGATAAAATGAAAAAACTTGGAGGAATGGCAAGTACTGCTTTTGCTGATAAAGTAACTGTTGGTATGCCAAGTGTAGGTGTCCAAGTAATGAACGGATTTATGAACGGCTTATCGTCTATGGAAACCACACTGTACTCTAAGGTTGACAAGATAGCGGCTAACGTGGCTACAACAATGCAGAAAGCACTTGACATCCATTCACCATCAAGGGTGATGTTTGAGCTTGGTGCCTACACCACAGAGGGCTTCAAAGATGGCATGGAGAGCCTTTATGAGGCAACGCAGTTGTCGGCAAAGGATTTTGGCTTTGGTGTTGTTGAAGCTGTACACCCACAGCAGTTGTACAGTGGTTATGCCGATTACACGCCGAGCGTAAGCACATCGACAAGTACCACCACACAGAACTATTACAATACAAGTTCGAGTGTGGACAATGCCGAGACAAACGCACTACTGAGAGAGCAGAACGAGTTATTGCAACGCATACTTGCCAAGGAATACGGCATAAGCAAAAGCGATATAGGCAAAGCTTCAAGAGAGTATGCGAGAGACTTTTTTAAGCGGACAGGGCGTGACGCTTACACATTTTAAAATTGCGTAACTCATTGAAAATTATGCAATTATAATGTATAATGAAGTCACAATTTAATTTGTAACATTATAACGAAAGCATTAAAGAATACCAGTCGGCGGGCTGGCGGCAGAGTTGGTGTTACGAACAGTAAGAGGATGCAGGCAGAGTGAGCTTGAAGTAATTCCCTCAGCAGATACATTGTAGAAGTGTACCTGTTGAGGGTTTTTTATTACAAATCATCAACAGAAAGGAATGATATTATGTTAGTAGAAACAAGAAAAATCGCAAAAAGTAAGGAAACAATAGTTGTTAGCAGCCTTGATGTAGCGGAGACATTTGAGAAAGAGCACAAGCGAGTGTTGCAAGATATACGAGAGCTTGCTTGCAGTGAAGAGTTTAGACAGCACAATTTCGTGCAGTCGGAATATCTGAATCAGCAGAATCATAAGCAACCTATGTATTACATCACAAGAGACGGATTTGTCTTGCTTGCCATGGGCTATACTGGCGAAAAAGCCATGAAGTTCAAAGAGGCATACATCAACCAGTTTAACGCTATGCAAGAGCTTCTTACAGGAAAACTGATTGAGCGCGAAAAGGGCATTGCAGTAAGGCAGTCACTTACTAAGGCTATCCAGCAGTCAAATGAGAATGAGCGTATGCACGGACACGCTTATTCTACATATACCGACATTATTTACAAAGTGATATTCGGCAAAACAGCAAAGCAGTTAAGGGAAGAATACGGCATTGACAAAAAGGCTAATTTAAGAGACTGTTTTACGGCTGAGGAGCTTGCGAAAGTTCAGTCCATAGAAATGATTGTCAGCGGTCTTGTAAACTGCGGTTGGGGTTATGACGATATAAAAAGTTTTATCGCTAATCCGACAAAAAAATTTCTTGTCGCATAAGTTGACATACCTCTTATATCGTGTAATAATGAAGTCACTACATTATATGGGAGGTATTGTTATATGGAAGAAAAAGCCACTAAAACCGACAATCAAAGCAAAAGCAGTGAGGATATCAAAATAAATGTAATATCCATACTGCTTGGTTTAGCTTTTTTGTTAGGTGTATTTTTAGCTTTAACTGGCAGATTTATGATTTTATTGTGGATAATAGGCATTTCTTTAAGCCTGTTTTGCTTATTTTTGGGTATAAGACTTTGCTTTGATGTTCACGCAATCAGAAAGCACCTTGACAGCAAGGAGGGCAGATAATTATGAAAGCACTTAAAGTTGGAGTGGTTGTTTTATCTGTCGCTTTAATGGTTTGCGGTTGCAATAGTCCTCAGGATAATGCAGAGACAACTATACCGGCAGAAACAACTACAGAACTACTAACGGAAAAAGCTTCTGAAAATGTTCCTAAAACAGTAAATGAGACAACTACGGAAAGTAAAAACATTGAAACCGAAAGTAAGGCAGGAGAATACATAGACGGATTTGAAGTAGCTGATTATGATAAATTTAATTCTTATGCGTCAGAAAATGGGCTTGACGGAACTTATGTGTATATTGAAGGTAAAGTTTTAAATCAAACAAAGTTAGCCGACACGGAATTCCCGATTATTTCATTAACTGTCGAGCAGGAAGATGGCAACAGATGGAGCGTAGCGTTTGTATCTGAAGAAAAATTGGATATTTCAGAAAAAAATGTAAGAGCATTTGGCATGTATGCCGGGTATTCTGATGTAGTAAATCTGCCTGTCATAAATATATTAACTGAAGATTTAGATAAAATAGATAAAGTAAGGATTGAAGCACTAGAAAATGAAAAATGGATAAATATTTATACTTATGCCGACTACCTGAAAACTCAACCTATTGTCGGTAAACTTTATGACGGCGAATTGACGACAAGGACAATACAAGATATTTGTTTTGATATCCCAATAGTGTTTCAAGATGAAGTAAGTCAAGAAGGAGATTGGACATATTTTTATTATGAGGATATAATGCTTGCAATTAATAGCAGAGTTGATGTTGATGGTATAAGTGATAGTTTTATTGAAAATAGTGATGAGTTTGTAGACGGAATGTTAAAAGCTGCTACGGATTCTATGCTTATAGAAAAAAATAATATACAGATAAACACAGGTGATGCTATAAAAGTTAAGATGGAATATACAATAGATGGTGAAAGGTATCTTTGCGATTCTCTTAATTTTATGTATAATGGCTATTATTACAGTTTTGGACTTTTAAGAAGTGTTTATACGCCGTATGACTATTCAGAAGATTTCACAGATCTTACTAAATCGATAAGGGCTAATAGTGTTTTGGCAGATAAAGAAGAACAAACAAAGCAATCAACTAATGAAAACATAGTTTATGAGGATGAATACATAAGAGTGGAATATAACGGTGTTGAAAAAACGAGATATAGCGATGGCAGCTATGATATAATCGTCACAGTAGAGAACTTGACAGACCAAAGTATGACAGTGCAAGCAAGAGAAATGTCTATAAACGGTTACATGGTTGACCCAATTTATTCTTGTGACATTGCGGCTGGAAAGAAATCTAAGGAGGGAATGAGGATAAGTTCCGACAACGCAAAGGATTGTCCAATATCTGATATTGAAAATATTGAGACAAGATTTATTTGTTATGGTTCTGGATTTAATTCACTAGAAAAGACAGAACCTATTGTGTTATATCAGAAATAAGCAGAAGGGAGCTGAAAAGCTCCTTTTTGTTTGCAAAAAAATTAAAAAAGGGCTTGACTTTTTGTAGCGACAGTATTATATTTATTGTAGCGACAAAAAGAAGAGAGGTGATTAAATGTCGCCAAGAACAGGCAGACCTAAGACTGATAACAACAAAGACACGATGCTTAGAGTTAGACTTGATGATGATATGGTTGAGAAACTGGAAATTGCATCAAGGAATCTGAATATCACAAAGTCAGATGTTGTCAGAAATGGTATAGAAAGTGAGTACCAAAGGTCAATAAAAAAATAGAGCGGTTGCTAATGATTTGACGGTCAAGCAACCACTCTAGTACACCAATCCGCAAAGGAATTGATAAATCTATACTATCATTCCTTTTGCGGAAAATCAAGGTTTTTTTGGAAAGGAATGGTATGATATGGCAAGAATTAACTGGAGAGAAGAATTTGACAAGGTAGACGAGGAAAACATGAGACTGCTTTGCGAGTGCAGGAAAGAGCAGTTGAGAAAAATCATTATGCAGGTTGTCTTGGATTGCGATAACGAGAAGTACTTAGACAATATCGCAATTTTCGCCGCCGCTACGAATGACATGAGCGTAGAGCGTGTCATGGGCGGCTATGAACTTACCTCAAAAGAAAAGGCAGGTGTTGCATAATGGCAGAGCTTGTAAAGATTGAGGGAACAGAACTGGCAATCCGTGAGTACAACGGACAGAGAGTTGTGACATTTAAGGATATTGACACAGTACATCAGAGACCAAGCGGAACGGCGAGAAGAAACTTCAAACATCACCAAAAGTATTTTGAAGAAGGGAAACATTATTTCGCCCTTAAAGCGGACGAAACCACACAAGAAAATCCTAATGTACGAAATTCGCACATTAGAAATATTGTTGTACCAAACAGAGGCATAACAGTATTGACAGAGCGTGGCTATCTGATGTTGGTAAAAGCCTTTACGGATGATTTGTCTTGGAAAGTGCAGGACGAGTTGATAAGCGGTTACTTCAAGGCTAATGCACAGCCGCAGACAGCGGTTGCACCGGTGCAGGTTGAGGACACCAAGTACAACACAAGCAATACGCTGGTGCCTAAGGTCAAGAGTTGGTATATCCGCAACAGAAGCAACCTTGAATGGGTGGCGTATAAGATGAATTGTAAGCTTTCATACGTTTGCCATAGGCTTTTAAAGCGAGTAGGCGAAGAGTATGACCTAGATGCGGCAAAGAAGATATACGAAGCGGAGACTGGACACGCACCGCAGTACCCACTTGATATTGTGGACTATTTTCCTCAATTATCGGCAATGGCTACATGGTGGTTGAATGACTTGATTAAAGTAATTGAGGAAGAAAAGTAAAGGAGATTAGCAAGATGAAAAAAGCATTATGGTTCAGCAGACACGAAATGACAGCTGAACAGAGAACAGCGCTGGGGGATGTTGACATTACGCAGGTTGACAAGACAATCCAGCACGCAACAGAATTACAGGACGAGATAGCGCAGGCAGACATTATCGCTATAGTTGCTCCGATAGGCTTACAGGCAGAGTTCTTGAAGCTTGCAGGTGATAAGCCGGTGATAGTAGCAGTTAATGAACGCATACTTATCAAGAGTGATGACGGTGCAGAGAGCAAGGCAGTGTTTAAGTTCGTTAAATGGGAAAGATTGCTAAAGATAGAGGTAGTCAAGGAAGACTACATGCCGGAATAAAATTAAAATGTTCGTTAGACAGCACCTTGTTTTCAGGGTGCTGTCTTTTTAATGGTACTTAAAGTACGAATGGAGATGTTAAATGTACGAAATTTGTCCATTACTTTTTCAAAAGGGGCAAATTGTCCCTTTTAAGCATTGCAAAGGTATGTACGTTAAACGTACTTTTAGAATGTATTGTTTGATGAAAGGAGCATAAGCGATGGAAAATTCAAGAATTGAAATCAAAACAGACGGAGCTTTTTCGCAGATATTCATTGATGGCAAGAAGCTCAATGGTGTAAGAAACTATAAGTTAGAACATGCAGCAGGCGAAGCGCCAACATTAACACTAGACCTCAACGCATTTGATTTAACCGTTGATGGACAAATGCTATTGATGCAGAAGGGTGTCGGTGAGATTGATGTGAGTATAAAGGGGTAGCTGATAACTACCCCACAGTTTTAGCCCGAAATGCTTTCAGGAGCATTTGAAGCAATAGGACATTGAGGTAAATCACAATCATTGCCACAGCTAGTATAATCGCAACTTGCAATACCTTTGGCATACTCAAAGCGTTCAGTTGTTGAAGCGTTGATGTAATTAACTCTAATCGAATAGTCCTTGTTTTGGGTCGGGCAAAAACCATATACTCTTTTGTACATAATACACCTCCTCTCAACGGAGATTGTAACACGAAAA